GGCACAGTCAATAACCTCTTTTCATAAGGAAAAGTCAGCAATGAATACTGGTGAACAGATTAAAAGTTTTGAAAACAAGCGTGCGGCTCTGGCAGCCTCCCTTGAGGAGATCATGAACAAAGCCGCAGAGGAAGGCCGCACACTGGATGTGGAAGAGGAAGAGCACTACGACAACACCGCAGCGGAAATCCGTCAGGTGGATGCGCACCTGAAGCGTCTGCGTGAACTGGAAACCAGTAAGGCCGCCACGGCACAGCCGGTGAAACAGGCCGGTAACGGGAATGTGGCCACGGTGGCTTCAGCGCCGGTGCTCCGTGTTGAGCAGAAACTGGAGAAGGGGATTGGTTTCGCCCGCTTTGCCAAATCACTGGCTGCGGCTAAAGGTGTCCGCTCTGAGGCCCTGGAGGTGGCCCGTCGTCAGTATCCGGATGACAGCCGTCTGCACCATGTTCTGAAATCGGCGGTGGGGGCAGGAACCACCACGGACCCGCAGTGGGCAGGCAGCCTGTCTGAATACCAGGAATATGCGCAGGACTTTATTGATTACCTGCGTCCGCAGACCATTATCGGGCGATTTGGTCAGGGCGGGATCCCTGCACTTCGTCAGGTGCCGTTCAATATCCGCGTGCATGCCCAGGTGTCCGGTGGTGCTGCCGGCTGGGTGGGGGAGGGTAAGGCCAGACCCCTGACGAAGTTTGATTTTGAATCCATCACCTTCAGTCATGCGAAAGTGTCGGCCATTGCGGTACTGACGGAAGAATTGATCCGTTTTTCCAGTCCGGCTGCTGATGCACTGGTCCGTAATGCGCTGGCGGAAGCGGTGGTGGCGCGTCTGGATACAGACTTTGTGGACCCGAAAAAAGCCGCAGTGGCAGATGTCTCCCCGGCGTCCATCACCCATGATGTGAAGGGCACGGCATCAACCGGTAACCCGGATGCGGATGCAGAGGCCGCGTTTGGCCAGTTTGTGACGGCAAATCTGCAGCCCACTGGTGCTGTCTGGCTGATGTCCAGCACGAATGCCCTGGCGCTGTCCATGCGTAAAAATGCGCTGGGTCAGAAGGAATATCCGGACATGACCCTGCTGGGCGGGATCTTTCAGGGGCTTCCGGTGATTGTCTCCCAGTATGTGGGTGACCAGCTGGTGCTGGTGAATGCCCCGGATATTTATCTGGCGGATGACGGCGGCGTGGCAGTGGATATGTCCCGCGAGGCATCACTGGAAATGCAGTCTGAGCCGGGCGGCGACAGTACCACGCCGTCCCCGGTGGAGCTGGTTTCCATGTTCCAGACAGGCAGCGTGGCCATCCGTGCGGAGCGCTGGATCAACTGGCGTCGTCGCCGTACCGCGGCGGTGGCGGTGATCACCGGAGTGAACTACGGCAGTGCGTCCGGCGGCTGAGTCTGATGAGGAGGACGGGAGGCGTGCGCCTCCCGTAACAGGTTATGGCAAAGATCCGATATCTGCAGGGCACGCATGATGCCCGGGCCGGGGATATCCGTGATGTGGCACAGCCGTGTGCGGAGGTGCTGGTTCGCTTGGGGAAGGCGGAGTACATCACAGTGCGACGTCCGGCAGGTCAGAAAAAGAAACGTGATGCGGAGCATGGCGAATGTGGAACCTTTTGCGGCGAACCCGAAAAAACCAGAAATCAGGACGTGATGTAAAAGAGGTGGGCTGGACCAGCCTGTTTCAGGCGGTGGCTGAGCCTTTTGCCGGTGCCTGGCAGCAGGGCGTGAAAGCCGATCCGGAAAGTGTCCTCTCCTTTCATGCGGTGTTTTCTTGCATTTCGCTGATATCCCAGGATATCGCCAAAATGCGGCTGCGCCTGATGCAGACGGATACACAGGGGATCCGCCGTGAAAAACGGCAGGGGGATATTGCCCGTCTCTGTCGTCGTCCCAATGCACAGCAGAATCGTATCCAGTTTTTTGAACTGTGGCTGAACGCCAAACTGCGTCACGGCAATACGGTGGTGCTGAAAATCCGTAACTCCCGGGGGCAGATCAAAGAACTGCGTATTCTGGACTGGAGCCGGGTTGAACCTCTGGTGGCGGATGACGGCGAGGTGTTCTATCGCATCACGCCGGACCGGAACTGCGGGATCACGGAGGCGGTGACGGTGCCTGCCCGGGAAGTGATCCACGACCGGTTTAACTGTTTTTTTCATCCGCTTGTGGGGCTGCCGCCGGTGTATGCCGCCGGGCTGGCGGCCACGCAGGGGCATCATATTCAGGAAAATTCGACGTCTTTTTTCAGAAATGGCGGCAGGCCGTCCGGGGTGATTGAGATCCCCGGCAGTATTACGGAAGAAAATGCGAAAAAACTGAAGAGCAACTGGGACAGCGGGTATACCGGCGAAAATGCGGGGAAAACGGCCATTCTGAGCAACGGGGCAAAATACAACCCCACGACGTTTTCACCGGTGGATGCGCAGACGGTGGAACAACTGAAGATGACCGCTGAAATTGTCTGTTCGGTGTTCCGTGTCCCGGCCTACAAGATTGGCGTTGGCCACCCGCCTTCCAGTGACAACGTGGAGGCGCTGGAGCAGCAGTATTATTCCCAGTGCCTGCAGACGCTGATTGAGTCCATTGAACTGTTACTGGATGAGGCGCTGGAAACGGGGGAAAACGAGAGTACGGAGTTTGACGTCACCACGCTGCTGAGAATGGACAGCGAACGGCGCATGAAAACGCTGGGTGAGTCGGTGAAAAATACGCTTCTCACGCCCAATGAGGCCCGTAAACGTGAGAACCTGCCGCCCCTTGCCGGCGGTGATGCACTGTATCTTCAGCAGCAGAACTACAGTCTGGAGGCGCTGTCCCGTCGTGATGCCCGTGAAGATCCGTTTGCGTCGTCCGGGAAAAGAGTTTCATCACAGCTGCCTGACGGCGCATCTGACGGTAATAAGGCAATCAGTGAAACAGAGCATGGTGCGGTGAAAGCGATGTTGAGGGGGATACTGCGAAAATGACGGAACGGGAACTGTCCATTATTCGTGCACTGGGAGAAGAATTCGCCACGGTGCTGGCGGATTTACAGCGCACATTTGAGGAGAAGATGGCCGCGCAGGCACAAGCGTTTGAAGAGAAACTGGCTTCCCTGTCTGTGGTATTACGGAAGTGCGTGACGGGCGATGATATGCGTCCGATGCTTGAGCAGATGGTGAAGGAGGCGGTAAGCCATATCCCTGTTCCGCGTGACGGTCGTGACTACGATCCGGAAGTACTGCAGAAGGCGGTGAATGATGCGGTCGCAAATATTCCACAGCCGGCGGACGGTAAAAGTCTCACCCCGGATGATGTGCGTCCGATGCTTGAACAGATGGTGAAGGAGGCGGTAAGCCATATCCCTGTTCCGCGTGACGGTCGTGACTACGATCCGGAAGTACTGCAGAAGGCGGTGAATGATGCGGTCGCAAATATTCCACAGCCGGCGGACGGTAAAAGTCTCACCCCGGATGATGTGCGTCCGATGCTTGAACAGATGGTGAAGGAGGCGGTAAGCCATATTCCTGTTCCGCGTGATGGTCGCGACTACGATCCGGATGTTCTGCAGAAGGCGGTTCTGGATGCGGTGAGTGCCCTGCCGGCTCCGCAGGACGGGCGTGATGCCACGGCACTGGAAATACTCCCCGCCATTGACGATCAAAAATCCTTTCCCCGGGGCACGTATGCCACACACCAGGGCGGACTCTGGCGGGCGTATGAAAAAACGCACGGGATGCGGGGATGGGAATGCCTGGTTGACGGGGTGGCGGATATTGACGTCAGTATGACGGGGGAGCGGTTGTTCTCTGTGGTGATCCGGCACAGCAGTGGCCAGCGTACGGAAAAAACATTTTCCCTGCCGGTGATGCTCTACCGCGGTGTGTTCAGAGCCGGTGAAACCTACCACCCCGGCGATACAGTGACGTGGGGGGGCTCGCTGTGGCACTGCAACAGTATGACCGGTGATAAACCCGGAGAAGCTCATTCATCAGGCTGGACCCTGGCTGCCAAACGTGGACGGGATGCAGGAGGCGGAAAATGACGGCATTACTGACACTGGAAGAGAGCAAGGCACATCTGCGTGTCGACCATGACGCGGATGATGACATGCTGATGGACAAGGTTCGTCAGGCTACCGCCGTGCTGCTGGCCTACATTCAGGGCAGCCGGGATAAAGTGATCCGTGAGGACGGTGAACTGATCCCGGGCGAGGCATTAACCCGGATGAAGGGGGCTGCCATGCGACTGACCGGGATGCTGTACCGGAATCCGGATCTTGCGGAGCGGGAAGAACTGATTCAGGGGGAGCTGCCGTTTTCTGTTTCCGTGCTGATTTACGATTTGCGTTGTCCGACGGTGTTATGAGGAGGGGGAATGGCAATATCTGCAGGTCGTCTGACACAGATGATAAGTGTTCTGAACCCGGTGTTAACCCGTAATGCTGCCGGAGAAATGACGGAAGAATGGGTGTCATGCGGGAAAATTCATGCGGATATCCGTGGCAGGAGCAGCCGGGAGCGGATGCAGTCCGG